GTCCGGGTCGTCCAACTTGGAGATGATGGTAAAGCGTGGGTCCTTGCCCTGGCGGATATCGTTGCCGATCTTGTTGGCCATGCGGGAGTTGACTTTGTAAAGCCCAACCGAGCCTTTCCCGTTCATGCTTTTGACCTTGTAGTCGGTCCACATGACGCCGCACTGGGGAATTTCCTCTTTGTTGAGGGTGACCTTGGCCTGGAACTTATAGCATTCCGCCACCAGCTCCCCGTCCAGCCAAAGCTCTCCCCAGGTACCAGACATCACCCGTTTGGTGGAATCCATTGCCATGCTGCTCCCTCCTTAAATGTTGATGATAAGGTCGATGTCCTCAATGGCATCCAGAATCCGGATGCTGGCGGTGAGGAATACCTTGCTGCCGGTGTTGGCCTGCTTGATCTGCTGCTCCGTCATATTGGAGGTATCGGTTCCTTGCTGCTTGAGGTAGGTTTCCTGAGCGGCCAAGTCAATGCCAACGGTGGAGTAGCCCCGCTCCAGAATGCCCACCCGTTCCAATTCTTCCAGGTAACCTTTGATGGCCATAATCAGCAGGCATTTGTTGTCGTAGGAGTTGGCGTACTTGCCAATGTAGCTGTCCTGGGCCGTTTTGCGGATATCATTGAAAATCAAATCCATGGCCTCCACGATTTTGATTTTCTGATATTCCTTCCCCTTGCCCTGGGTGGTGGTGACCAGGGAGTTGACCGCCCGGGCCACTTTCACCTTTTCGCCGTCGTGGAACAAGACAAACTCTCCCGCATCGATGGCGTCATCCAGCTGGGATGTGGATAGGCGCTTGACGCTGGTGACCTCGGGAAGCGGAGCATAGGTGCAGGAGATGGTCATGGGGGTACCGGCTATCAGGCCGGCGATGCGGGCGCAGTAGCCGGCGGCGGTGTAGACGCTCTCGCCGACTCGGATATCCTCGGCGGTAAAGTTGATAACGCCCTCGTAGTCCGCAGCGGTGTTGGGAAGGACGGCCTTGACCATGTGGTTTTCCTGACGCTCGGACTTTACCCAGGATGCAATGGTCTGGGCTTCGGCGACATCCAAATCCGGAGGCCCCACAAGGTAGTCGAACTGCTGGGTAGCAAAGTGCTCCAGCGCGGTTTCGATGTCCTCCGCCTCGCCGATGACATAGAGAAGCACCTTGCGGGGCGGGTTGACATATCCCAAAAAGGCCTGGACAACATAGGCCCGGTTGACGGCGCCCAACTCTGCGGGGATTTCGGTGGTGTTGGTCAGGATATGGGCGCCCTGCTCTTTGGCATCCCGCAGAATAATGGCCACGGTACCTTTTTCGGACCGCTGGATCGCGGTCACTCCCTGGGTTTTAAAGACAATGTTGATGCTGGGTAATGGCATAGATATCACCCTTTCTTTAGTTCAATTTGGACGGACTCTGCCGGCGGTTCCGTCGGGGTTGTCTGCTTGCGCTCATCCAGGTAGTTAAGCTGCAAGTCAATGTAGGCCCGGTCATTATCCCGCCCGCCGGTGCTGGCCAAAATGCGCAACGCCCTATTTCCCACTTTGAGATAGCCGGGGCGAAACAACAGCATTGCGTCATATTGCAGCTGCGCCAGCTTCTCCGGACTGGTGCGGTTGTATTGGTCCAGCTCCTCAAAGAGGGTAACGAGCAGGTATTCCGTAACCTCAATCATCCCGCTGCTGGCATCCTCCCAGGCGGTGCGCACAGACTGAATGAGAGCGGACGGGCGCTTAAAGTCCTTCGGGACCTCGTTGAGGTAGATGCGCTTGAGCTGCTGCAAATGTTGAGCCAACAGGGCTTGCAAGCTCTCCATAATGTCATTGGTGCCGGTCATCCCGTCCCTCCAATCTTGGCGGCTAGCTGGTTGGCAAACTCCTCCGCCATCCGAATGGCCTGGGCTTCGGCTACCGGTGCAGCGGTATCGTAGAAATGGAACCCGCTGACAAAAGGCACTTTGATGCGGGAGCGGTAAGCCTTACCGCTTTTCGATTGCCGAATTTTATGCCCATACTCCAAATAGTTGGTAATCGCCCCGGGTCCGTTGGGGCCGATTTCCGCTCCTTCCTTGCTTCCTGCCGGGCGAATAGCAGCATAACCGCCGCCAGAGCCCACATGCTTGACTTGCCAGCGCCGAACTCTGCCCCGCGAATCGTTCAGGCTGGAGGATGCAATGGCCTTGTGTATCTCTTGCTCCAGCATATCGGCAAGGCGCTCGTGCAGCTCCCTGCGGGCCTCCGGGGCTTCGTCCAGAATTTCTTGGAGCGCTTTATCCAGTTTGTCCAAGCCTTTAATCTCCACCGATTGCATTACACATCCTCCACCTTGGTAATCTCATACTCGTTTTTGTGGTCGTCCAGCAGGTGGGCAACCTGTACCCGGAAACTGCCCCTGCCGGCAATGGCAACCAGGTCGTTGGTTTCCAGCTCCACCGGTTTGGGTGTGACCAGCACGTATGTGATGGTGGTTTGCGCCATGGGCTCCTGCTGGGTGTAACCGACATATTTCTCCGTCAGGCACGCAGGGAACTGCAACACTGCATCCGGTACCATCACAGAGCTTTTGTTGGGTCCCTCGGCTTCCTTTTCCCGGGTGACCATGCAGTCCACCGGCTGGATGTCGGCGGTGGTGATGGTCATCAAGACGGGGTCATCGGTGTTAATATCCGTGATAAAGTAATGGCGACCTTTATGGGAAAGGGCCGCCGCCAGACTAATTTCAGTTGTTTTCCGCAGGGTAAATAGCACCGTTTTGACACCGAGCCCCACTCGGGAAAACAGGTTGGTTTTATTTTGCTGCTCCATGTGGGCCCACATGGTTTTTTCCTCCACCCACTCCCACCGATTCTCCGCAGGATGGGCAAGGTGGAGCAACTGCACCTTTCGGTCAAACACCATCGGTTTTCGCCTCCTCGCCCCGGGTCAGTTGCAGGGAATTGATTAAGCCGGACAGATATTCCTGCAAAAAGACGGTGTTCTTGGAGGCGTCCCGCAGCGCATAGTAGCTAATCCATACCTGGGTGCGCACCGCCTCGTTAAAGGTCCCAACCTTTTCCCGCTTCGTCCAGTCAATGCCGGTTGCCCGGCAGATGCTCTCAATGGCGGAAGTGCGCAGAGCCTCCACCTCGGAATCGCGGTCGGAGTCCACACCCAGAAAGTCTCTAAGCTGTTCGGTTGTGACAATCTCTCCCGCCATACTGGCACCTCCTGTTATGCTTTGGTAACCGTGACGGTGTAAGTACGGGTGGCAGAGCCATTCTCAACAGTGATCACAACGGTATTTTCGCCTTCCTGCCAGGCAATGGCCGTTCCGTTGGTGTGCTCCTCGCCGTTGACGGTGATGGAAACGGTGGCGCCGGGATCGGCCGCCGTGGCGGTAAAGGTATTAGTGGCATTTTGAGTTGTGGCTGTGTAGTCCGTCACATCCGGGCTAAAACCGGGTGTGAGGGTTAGCGCCCCCGTCGCCAGCCCCGCGAGGGTCGCATTTAAGGGTTTGCCTTTTTTGCCAGGCGGAATGCGCTCTTAAGGCGGATCCTGTGGTCTCCCCAGGCGGTGAGGACAAAGTAGTATTCACCCTTTTTGACGTCCTTGTCCGCCTCGTAGATCACATCCTGGTCGTAATTCTGTTTGGCATAGCGGAAATCCCCCACCACGGGAATCACAGCCCGGTCATTGAAAATCACGGGAATGCCGATGATATCCTCGGGCTTTTTGCCAAACAGAGCCTCGGAGCCGTTGGCCAGGTTCCGCAGTTCAGCGGCCCAGTCGGCGCGGCGCATCACCACCACCGCATTTTCGGAGAAAGCGTCGGGCAGGTCAGCCCATGCCGCGATGATGGCATCCAGCAGAGTCGCGCCGGTGATTTCTTTGATGGCGTTCTTAGCGGAATAGAAGCTCATGTGGGCGTGTTCTTCGCTGGGGTTGGTGTCAAACGCCCGCATCTTTTCCTTGACGGCAAGGGCCGAGCGGAGTCCGGATTCCACCGTGCTTGCCAGGTTGTAAGGAGAGCCGTGGAGCACCGTGTCCTTGATGGTGACACACACCTTGGTCTTAAACCGCCCGTAGGAAATCAGGTTGCCCTCGGCCCTGATTTCTCTGGCGGTATCCGCGTCGGTGATGTCCTCCAGGTCCTCGTCCTCGATGTCAAACTCCAGTTTTGCTTCCTCCAGGCCGGAAATGTTGGTTACCGGTTCCACCTTGCGCAGGCTGTTGGTCTCAAAGGGCTCGGTCAGCAGCTCGGTGGCAAGGTTGGTGGGGAGCAGGTTTTCGCCGCCACCCAGATCGGCGCTGCCGGCGGGGATGGCGCCCAAGCCCGCATAGGCCTTGCGCACATCGGCCAGGTTCCCCAGGATGGCGGCCTTGTAAAACTCGCCTTTCACCTTTTCCCGAGCCTTCTTGGGGTCGTCGGGCAGGTCGTTCTGGGCCTTTTCTTTGCGCAGCCTGGCCTCGGCTTCCTCATCCATGGCTTTGATTTGGGCGTTGATGCCTTCCAAACGCTCCTTGATGTCCTCCACCAGGGCCTTTTGCTTCTGCCGCTCTTCCATGGTGCTGCCGGCATCGGCATACATTTTGTCCAGCGTTTCGGTGGCCTTTTGCAGCTCCTGGGCTACGCCGGAGCGCAGAGATTCCAATTTGTACCTGTTCATTCTCACTACTCCTTTTCTGTTAGTTTTAAAGATAGGGTTGTGCGAGAGCTTTTGCGCTCCTTATCAGCTCCCCGATATCATCGGGGGGATCGCTTGGTGGATTGGTTTGCTGTGTTGCAGTGGACTGCCTTTGCGGTGTTTCGCCCAGCACCGCCTCCCGCAGGCTTTTGATGGCGTCCATGATTTCATAGAACTCGGAGGAATGGCTTTCTTTACCATCTTTCTGGGATTTGGAGACCCCCGCCGCCGGCTGCACCGGAATGGCGCAGAAACTGACTTCGTAGGCGTCCCTGGCATCTTCCAGAATGACATAGCAGAGCTTGTTTTCGTATTTCTCGCCTCTGCGGTGGTTGCATTCCTGCGAGTAATAGGACTCTCCACAAATGGAACAGATGCTCTTATGTACCGAGCACCCCACGGACACCTCCTTGCGGATTCCCGCCTCAATGAGCCGGATCATTTCCGCTGTGGCCTCGGTGCGGGGCATGTAGCAGCGCAGCACCAGCTTGGCGTAAGGTTCCCCGTAGCTGGTGGTTTTCCCTTGCTCCTTGACCACCTGTGCGGCGTAGATGCGGGCACACTGATTTTCCGGCAGCGGATAATGGGGGTCGCTCAACACGGTTTTGCCCACATATAGCTCTGCCAGCTGGCTCAAAGTCTTGGTGGAAAACGCCTCCATGTCCCGGTCAATTTCGTTGTCGCAGGCGGTCACCTTAAAGGCAAACAGCTCCTCCGCCGTAAAGGCGCGGATGGTGTGCTGGTTGATCAGGCTCAACTCTTTCTGGTCCAAGGAAAGCCCGGATACTCCATAGGCTGCCTTGGTGCGGTTAAACCCCTCCGCCATCCTGTTCACTCCCTTCTGTTGTGGTGGATTCCTGGCATAACTGCCGAATGGGGACTAAATCTTTGCTAATAAAAAATTCCTGCCCCAATCCATTGGGCAGGGGAGGTAAATCCTCCAGCGCTCGGATTTCGTCCAAGCACATCCATCCCGATCGCAAGGCCTTTTGGTAGTACTCGCCGCGTGTTTTCGTGTCCGCCTTGGCAAAGCTGCCCGTATAGAAGTTGGTTCGGAGTCCCGCCTGCCGGTCTTGGATAGATAGGAGCTTTTTGTCAAACTCCTGGGAGTACATCCTGACGTTGGGCAAAAGCGTGTCCCGCAGATAGTTAAGGTCGCCCTGCTCCGCGCTGTTGTAGTTGCTGTTTTCCGGCAAGAAACGGTCCAGCGGGATGCTGAAAGCCCTGGCCACCCGGGCAATAGTGATCTTTTCCGCCTCAAACACCTTGGGGTCAATGGGGCTGTTGCCGGTGATGGGGGCAAACTCCTTGCCCTTGTCCATATACAGGACGCCGGACTTTTTAAAGGTCCGCAGCACCTCGTCATACTCCCGGATCTGCTCCATGCTGACATTGTTATTCGTCCACTTGATCACAAAGCGCGGCTGCAGCCCGTCTTTCATCTGGTTGATGGAAAACTCCTTGACCTGGCGGTCATAATCCAGGCTGTTTTTCAGCACCTCAATGGGGCTGATAGGAGTGATGCCGTCGGCGCTGATATGGCTGACGGCCACCACAAAGGAGTTGTGTAAAAATACTTCCTCCCCGGTGAGGTCGTCCCGCACACAGTAGTAGAGCTCACGGGTATCCCGGTCGATTCTGGGAGTCACATTGCCGGTTTTCATCAGCCACAGCGCTTTGATTTGGCCAGCGGTGTCAAACTCCTTGACGGCATAGGCCGCACCGGTGGCGTTGCGCAGCGTTTCCATCCAGCGGATAAACTCAAAGGTGGTAAAGTTAGGGCAGGGGCCATACTCGAAAAGAGCGGCTACGGGATGCTCGTCGGCATAGATTTTCCGCCCGTTTTGTCTTAAATCCAGCGGCAGAGAAGCTAACCCACCCGCTAACATGGAGATGGCGGCAAATATGGTTTCGTTGGTGGCAAGGGTGTGGTTTTCAAAACTGTACCAGGGCATGGCCATGCTCCCGCCGGGCAAAAGCACTTGGCGGCTGAATAGCCCTTTTAAGCGGGTGAGTAATCCCATATTGCACCTCCTTTCTTAGATTTCCGGAGCATACATAAATCCCTCCTCGTCAAACGTATGGCCCACAGCCCGGACAAAGGCGTTAATGATGGCGGCTGCCACGTCGATGCGCTGGCTGTCGTCCTTGTGCTTTTTGCTGAGCTTGATGTTCCCGTTGCTGTCGGATTCTTCAATGGCATTGGCGAAGCACCAGAGCATCAACGGAGAGCCGTCGTGGACGATCCTCCCCTGCAGGACATATTCGCGGAACACTTTGGTTGGTTCTGAAAGGGTCGGATATCCCTGGCGGATTTCGACGCAGGTATAGCCCTCTTTTTCCCGCTGCTGGGCGAAGTGGGTTGCCTGGTATGGGTCGTAACAAATCTCCCGGATGGTCCAGTCTTTGTCCATCTCCAGGTCGTGCATCCGGGAGGCGATATAGTCAAAGTCTGTGACCGCTCCCGGGGTAATGGTACACCAGTCATCCCTGGCATACTGGTCATACGGGATTCGATCGGTTTCCCGGTGCCGGCGAGCCCCTTCTTCCGGAATATAACCATGACCGCAGATGGCAAAGCGCCCATCCCGCAAGGGGATGACATAGCCATCGGCGGTCAAGTCAATTTTCTTGGATAGGTCCAACCCCAGGTATACTTCATGGCCATAGGTCAGCCGGTGAAATTCCTCCCGGCTGACAGCACAGGCGCGGAATTGCTCCATGCAGTTGGCCATGTACTTGTTCTCTGCCGTTTCCTGCCATATGTTGGCCCGCTTGGTCAGCCAGGAGCGGATTTTTGCATAATCGCCGCTGCCAAAAGCAAGGTCGTGCTCCGTTCGGATTTGCTCCCGCAGGGTGCGGCTGTACTCGGTATCCATCCGCAGAATGGGATTGGGTTTTGTCCAATTTCTCTCATCATGGGGATCATCCCCCGGGTCCATGGTGCGGATCATCACAAAATACCGGTCGTTTTTGATTTCACCTCGCAGGATTTTCTCACATTCCCGCTGCTCGATGCGGCATGGGTTGTTTTCCGCGTTCAGCCCTGCGGTGGAGATGATGGACATGAGGGATTGCCACCGCTTGCCGAAGCCGGAGAAAAGCGTATCTTTGATTTCGCTGGTGGGCCATTTGTGATACTCGTCGATGGAGATAAAGGTCTCGGCGCCGCTGTCCTTATTGTCGGTGTCCTTGGACAGTGGAAGCATCCACCCGCCTCGTGTTTTATGGGTGATGGTGTGCTTCTTTATCTCCAAGCGCTTTCGGATGTCTGGAGAAGCCAGGGCCATGGCCCTGGCATCACTCCACACACGCTTGGCCTGCTGCCGGTCTACGGCGGCGCAACTCACTTCCGGGGACATCTCATACCTTGCAAGCTCTGGGTGGCCGGGAGGGTAGATAGCATCCGCGCACATGGAGTAATTGCAATCGGCGCTGTTTTCGGTGGATTTGTAGTTGCCCCGCGCCCGCAAATGGAAGGCAATGACAAAGCGGCGGGCGCCGGTGTCCTTGTGGACCCACCCATACAGACACCCCCGGTCGAATATCTGCCAGGGCTCCATTTCAATGGGTTGGCCGGCGTAAGGGCCTCGGACATGTCGACAGATGCGATACCACTCAATGATTCGGTTGGCTCGGGTTTCATCAAAAACATACGGGAAGTCCGGATCCCCGACCCGCTTCAAGTCGTCCAAGTGACGCTTGCAGGCCAGTTTTTCCAGCTCCCCGCACATTTTTCCGTATTCGCCATACAGTACATCCAACGCATATTGGGTGGTAGGATGTACGATGCTCATCCGCTCGCCTCATCTCCAAACATCCCGCTATAGGGATCTTCTTTTTTCTCCTCCTTGGGAACCACCAGCTTGCAGCGGCTGGAAATGGTAAGCCCCAGGTCCGATGCGGCCGCCCGACACTGTTTTAAGGCCTTATCCCTTAATCCCTCGTATTTTTCGATTAACACGACCAGCCCGGCAGCCTTCTCCCAGTCCTTTGCTTCCCGCAGAAGTTGGCTGACCATTTTATCGTAGGCCAGGTACTTCTCCTCCGACATGATGTATCTGGCCAGAGCATCACAGTCAAGGTTGGTCATGATGCCGATCTCCTTGAGGGTACCGGCAATCCTCTGAAACTTGCTTTTTTGCGCCTTGGTTTTTAAGTATTTTGGCGGGCAAATGTCATCATTCGGAGCAACAATTTCCTCGGCCCTGCGCCGCTCGATTTCTGCCTTGGTAAGGTTCTTTTTTCCTTTATGTATCACAAGATCAATGGGTTGCCGCGGTCCGGCCATATCATCACCTCCTCGGTATCTAAATCGAAAATCGCCGTGGGGAATTTTTCACACGTCCTAAGGCCGCACGGTTTTGAAATTTCCCACCCCCGATTTTCCAAGGGAGGGGGGTACCCTGACGGTGCCCCGCAAGGCGGCCCCTACCTTCTCCGGGCATTGCCAAAGCCGCCATCTTCCGAGGCTGTTTTGATGTTGTGGCATCGCAAGCACAGGCCTTGCCAGTTGGATTGGTCCCAGAACAGTCGCGGGTCTCCTTTGTGGGGCTTGATGTGGTCCACCAGTACCGCCGGAGTCCACTTGTTGTGGCGCAGGCATTCCGCACACCAGGGATGCTCGCACAGATATGCCTTGCTGGCTTTGCTCCACTGATAAGTGTAGCCTCGTTGATGGGCTGATGGTCTGTCCTCTTTCCGGCGCTGGTGCTTTTCGCAATAGCGCTCGCGGGTCAGCTCCCGGCAGCCCGGGTAGTTGCAAGGGTGAAGTGGTTTTAGGGCCATGGCGTTACCTCATGGACATCCATATATTCCCTTTCCCACTTTTGTATGTTATAATTTTGGCGGGAGGGTCAGATAATGAATGAAATCAAAGAAAATATAAAGAAAAAGACTTTTAGTGAAAAACAATTTCATGTAAAATCTTTTCTTTATGGGATCTTAGCTACACTCTTTGGGATATTTGCGCTTACATTATTGGGGTTTAAATTTGTGTATGCGCCTTGTTTGGAAAACAATTGGGATGCTATTGGCTCTGCCGGTACTTGGGCAACTGGAATAGCGTCAGCACTTATTACTACCTATATTTTTATTAGACAGAATAATTTTGAAGCCAGAATCACAGAACGTGAAGAACGCATAGCATTATTTGATAAACGCTATCTAATATATACCCAGGCAGAGAATATGCTTACTACGGTGGATAGCCTCAATTCTACCTGCAGTGATCCTTTTTCCGAATTCGCCAAGCAAGCCTTGGATGTTCAAGATAATCTAGAAACTGAACCACAGACTGCCGATTTTTTGATGTGGATTAAGTATAATAATAAACTTGAAGATAAAATATCAATAATAAAACAATCACAATTTTGTTTTTCAGAAGAATCTATATACCAAACATTGCTAGATTTTGCTGAAACATATCGAAATCTTGTTGAAGAAATATTATTAAGATCGCTACCGGGCAAAGCGAATAAAAATAGTAAAGCCTTGCAGTTAGAGTGTGAACTTAAAAATAAGACTAGCGATGTGAATGTTGTGCTAGATCAAATGCGTAACCACCTAAAGCTTGAACTGCCTCCATCAAAGCGCAAACAATAACGTCACATCACAAGGACCCGCTACCAGTAATCAGTAGCGGGTCCTTTGTGATCATCCACCACTTACACTATATCACTTTTTTGTGTGCAATAGTGTGCAAACCTTTATCATCCCTTTGACGCAAAATTGCGGCCACCTCCGCAAGTGCAGCTTTATGGATATAGTGAACGTTGCGCCAGCTATAATGCGACCGATAGGCGATGGTTTCCCAAGTTTCCCCCAGCAGGTACCGCATCCGCAAAATAGTCTTTTGAGATGGGTCTTGGAGTTGATCGATTGTCGCTCTGATCTCCTCCTTGACTTGTATCAGTCTGTCCACATCCTCTAATACCGTCTTTTCCAGCTCAACAAGCTTGATTGCCGCATTTTCAACCCTGCTTCCTTCTTCTCCTCCAAGAATTTTTCCGAAGGAAAAGGATGTGGTGATTTTTTCGGCTTGAGAGCGTATCCGTTCCGCTTCTTGCAGCTTTGCATTAATTTCTGCTTCTATATTTTTAGCTTGAGAAAGATATTCCTTTGCAGTAATAGCTTTATCCCCCTTCCCCGCTATCGGTTGTATAGACTATCCCGCATATCCACACTTGGTAGGGTTATTGTGGCATGGATTATCGCAGGGATTCTGGCAGTATCGACAGCAGCGCATTTGCCCATTGCGCCGGCAGTGGAAATACGTACATCTTCCGCTATCTGCTGTATTTGCCAGGTACTTTGCAGAGATTCTTTTGGATGGCGTCCAATTCCAAAGCCCCAGCATTCCTCTGGCTGGATCCGGGCAGTCAAATGCCAAAGGGTTTTCTACAATCCACCCGAAGCGGCCGGGACTCCAGTCTCCAAAGGCCCGCTCCTGTGGCGTGTCGTACTCTGTTCCGTATAGCTTTTCGATTGGTACGCAGGCGGTCAAGTTTACGGTACCCACTACGGCGCCACAAGTCAGGTGATAATTATCATCTATCCAACCTGGGCGATCCGCTATATATGACTGCATGGCTTCCCAGGCTTCAGGAAATTGATTTTGAATATCTGTCCCAGGGACGGCTTTGGTGGCGTGGATGGCCAACAAGCCCCGGTGACGGGTTTGGCGGGGACGAGTTTCTACTCGCTTGAGCCCCAAAACCAACAACTGCGCATAAGGCTGCTTTACTGACAAAGCTTTGACTTCAATCATCTCTTCATTCTCCCTGCGGTAGCATGTTGCTTCTCCCGCTCTGCCTTCTCCGTAGGACGGTGAGCGCTGTGATAACGCTGCTGATATGTAAATTACCAGGTCCTTTTTCTCCTGCTAGGAAATCCTCAAATTCTACTATAGCTTTTTCGATATCTGTCACGGTCCCGGCAGCTCCTTCCTCCGTCTTTCCTGCATAGTGGCCCCCCAGCTCCTCCACCATGGCGTCAACCTCGCACCACTCACAGTTCCCGGGCCCGGGACATGCTGTGCAGATGCAAACACCCTCCTCTTCCATGAGAGACATCGCAAGGTCGCGGACATCTGGCTCACCTCTAGGCGGTAGTTGCAGGCGTTTGGCAATCTCATCCATAATGCGCAGGCGCTGGAACACGTTAAACATGGAGGCATTGTCAATGTGCTGCTCGCCCGGATTCTCGCTATCTTCGATCAGGTCACCTATCAATATGGTCCTGCCGGCGGGATTGCTTTCCCAGGTGGACCCGGGCTTGTCCTTTGTGCCAAACCGAAAAATGCCCCTGTCAATTACCAACGGTGTCATGTCGTCATCTCCCTTTGATCAGTATTAAGGGTATCCATGGATAACACGTTTCCCAAAACTTGAGTTTGATTATAAATTCCTTGGTTTCCGCGCCCTTGACATCCTCCACCCAAATGTGGCCGTTCGCATCGCAAACAATAAAGTCTGGCCGGTAGCGGACACCTCCCATCAATACGAAACTGGGCTGGAGTCCAAAGCCTTTGATTTCTCCTTGCTGTTGCAAAAGCATGAGCTCCCGATAGCGGTTTGCTTCCGCCTTGCTGTCAAATTGAATACCGTCAACCTCTGTTTTTTTATTTCGGTATTTGCTATGTCGCCCGCTACCGTTTATCATGGCTCGATATTGGGCCGCCGTCATGCGTTCTGGCCATTTTGTCTGCAACTTGGATCGCCTCCTTGCTGATGAAGTTATCGCAGTTGATACCGTCCCACACAACCAGCCAGTTTTCATCCTTGCAGCGCAGCATGTTAGCGCAGTGGAGGCACTGGCGGGCAAGATTCCTGGCTTGATTCGGAGTCATATTTTTCACCTCTCCATTACTTGCATTGTCCTTTGAATGCAGGTATAGTAATAAGAGTTGTGTTTCTAAACTGTACTGATGACATTTGGAGGTATGACAGAAGTATGACAGTGGAACCATTGATTTCGACCGAAGAAGTTGCCAGTATTATGACTAAAGGAATTTTGACCGGAATTTGGTTATGCATCAAGCATGGTTGGCCATGGCTCCTAGGCATCATCGCACTTGCTATCTTTACTAAGTGGTTGGAAGCAAAGACAAAGAAGAAAAAACGCAAGCGCTATCAATCTAAGAAGAAATAAGTATCCGTTTACATACAACATCTCCCCAGCCTGCCGTAGCTGATTAAGTTTGAAATAGCGTCTATTCTATACAATAAGACGATGGCACCAGCGACAGCGGCCGCCGGCTGTTTCGATGCTGCTGCAGGATGGGCAGCGGATAGGAATGGGCTCCGGGATAGACTGATGCAGCTCGCGAATCGCCCGGGCAATCTGCGTTAGCTTGTCCCTCACCGGCTGCTGATGGTTTGGGGAAATAAAGGCTAGAAGGAGCATTTCAACAGAGGCAACCGCGGTCTGGATGGTGGCGCCCTGGCGGATATAATCCGCTACCGTCTCTGTCAGATCGTTCATCTGCGGGTATAACCTGCACAGCTTACTGTATGCCATGAGGGTGCTCTTGCGCTTCCGCCTATCCGTCACCGGGCAGGCCCCCTTTTTGGTACATCCGGCAATACAGGTAATAGCCGTCTATGACCTCGCTGTACCGGATCTCGCAAGGGTAATTTTCGGGGTACAGGTAACCTGGAAACTCTTTCTCAAGCTCCGCCTTGATGGTAGCGGGTTCTTTCAGCAGCTTTGCCACTCGCCGCCTGCTAAAGCGGCTATAGCTTTCGGTAGGCTTACGGCTGTACTCTTTGAGTCCCAGACTCTGGCCCCAACGCCGCAGGCCCGGGCGCTCGGTCTCATGCAGTGATTCAAACTGCTTGGTGAAATACTTGCTGATTCCGGTAAAGCCGCCCTCCCGTTTCCATTGCAGCTTTTTGGTGTTGGCGTAGTCGCCACCGGTCCATTGATGCTCTATCCAATCCCGCTCGGATACCGGCTCTGCTTTCGGATCCTTGCAGCGGTTCCGATGGACGTATTTCACAAGACCGTCCTTTTTCTTTACTGCCAGATATACATTGGCCCCGGCTTCGTGATTCATCAGGATGTGTGCATGGTATCTGGTAGTGCCGCTCTTCTTGGTGACTGACTCGATGACGTATATGTAACGAATGCTCTTTTCACCGGCCTGCTGGGCGGAGTACCGCAGGCGGTCCAGGAATTTGCCGACCTCTTTTTTGGCATCATCCAAAGACTTCGGTTGCTTGTCGTCACTCCAACCACCGGTGAAGAAGATATCCCCCACCTTGAAGTTGGTATGTACCAGCCGCACCAATTTCCGGGCAGCGTTCTTGTCGTTCTGCTTTTTCTGCGCCGCCCCGGTTCGCTGCTCCTTGAGAGCACGGCTGTAGTCTCTGCGGTTCAAAAAGCTGGGGTAAATCTCCACCTCCAACATCCGCCCTGCTTTGGCAACCTTGGTCTTGTATGCACAGTCAAAGATTCTCTGGCGGATTTCCCACTGGCGGATCTTTTCCTGTTGCTCTCGGATCAGCTCCTCCAGGGTTAGCTGGTAATAGTCCTCCCGGTAGACAAACATGGGGATGTAGTATCCATACTTGCGAGTTCGGGGAGCTGGTGTTTTCATAGCAGCATCGGCTCCTTCCGTCAGAAGATATTACCCAATACAAGCCCGGAATGGCGCTACATGCGCCTTTCCCGCTTGCGTTCTGCCGCCGAATCTGCTATACTTTAGGTACAGTTCCGGCGACAGTCGGATGAGATTGATGAGGCGCTTTGCTTACCTTGGCCGGGGGCAAAGCGCCTTATTCTTGCATACTTCATCATTGTTCTTGTTCATGCCCTATATATGTGGTAAAATTTGGCCGGAGGGAGTTTTATGCGGAATGAATATTGGGCTATGTACAATCAAATGAAGTTTAATGAGTTCTATTATTCACACTACTTAACTGAATCTATACTAATCAACAGGTTTATAAGTGTTGTTACGTGCATAGTTTCAGCAGCTAGTATCGCATCATGGGCGATATGGGATGTATTAGGCGTATTCTGGGCAATACTTGTTGGTATTTCGCAAGCAATTACTACCATTCACCATTTGCTCCCATTTTCTGATAGAATAACTTCTCTTACTTTTCTAACATCAGAATTGTCGCAGTTACTCACTGATATATCCCGAGACTGGAATAGGATAAATTACTCTGATTCCAAAATATCTGACGATGAAATTATCGAATTGATTTACAAACATGAACGTCAGTATGACGAACTCGTGGCAAAGTACATAGGTTTCACATCGCTTCCTGAAAAAAAACGTTTCGTCAAGAAGGCGGCAAAAGATCAAATTTCGTATTTTAAGCAGCGTTATAATGTTGATTACGAATTGATAAACAATGAGGTGACAATATGAATCTTTTATCTCAAAAACCTTCTCAGCCGTCGTCTCCACGCCCACAACCATCCACAAACCCTTATCCCGATTACTCTGAACGAAAAGCGCCTCCTTCTCCAGTTAGAATTTCTCCTCCCCCACCTCCTCCACCAAAGAAGTAGTATTTTGTAGAAGCTGCATTACGCAGCTGTATTTATTTGGAGGTAGTAAAGTTTTAACCGGGGTTATTACTTTTTTGTTATTTACTGTTCGTTCTCTAGAAAATAACATTGCACAAAAGTAACATGTACCAATATAGACGATGATAAGTATCTTAATCGAAGCCACGATTACCCTCCTTTGCTTTTCCCAAATAACGGTCGTATCCATGGGCCTCTAGATGGTCCCCGATGCGGCGGCGGCCAATGGCATCCACTCTGTCGATGAAAGCCGTCCAGGCTTCCACCATGTTTTCATAGGCTTGTCCATCTACCAGCGCACCGGTACCAACAGGCACAAACTCTACGCCCAGACAATTCACCTTATTCACCGCCCTTTTCCATGGGATAGTCCTGCAGGGATTCCAACAGGATAATCTTGCCGACTGTGATGTTGTCTGGCGGATCGGATACATCCAAGCCATACTTTTCGCGCAGAAATTCCCAGTTGACCTCATTAATCTGCATGAGCCCACGGTCCCGGGTACCGTTGCAGTTGATGTGGTCGGATACATCGGAAATATACCCACTCTCATGCTCCATAATGGCCAACGCGATCTCTACGGGAATACCGGACCGGATGCTTTCACGATATGTATGAGCCTGCAATTCTGGTTCCAACGGAACGGGCCATGGCTCTAAAGTAATGGCTTCTCGCAGCTTTGCCAGTTCGTCTGCCAGCCGCTCCACCTGGCGCTCTAAATAGATGGTCTCAGCCAGTTGGGCTTCAAGGTTTTGGCACTTGACTGCAAGCCGTTCATTTTCTGCCCGGGCCAATTCCAGCTGCTTCGCTGTAGAGTCCGGTTCGGTTACGAAAAAGATACGGCACAGGCAAATGATCACGAAGCCCGCTACAATTAGAAGGATGGATATAGCATTTCCTCTACCAAGACGGCATTGGCTTGTCCTCTTCATGGTTCTTCCTCCTCAATCTTCGCCTACTGCCTTCTCCAGAATCGGACGGCCAAACTTGCAGTAAAACACAAACCCATCCTTTGGAATCTTGACGCGGGAGCCGATGACGATGACCGGGAATCCCAACTTCTCTGGCTCTCGCTGCGCTTGCCACCGAATCAACCCGGGATCTGTTTCCAAATAAGGGCTTACGTCAGTAGCTAACAGCATGGTCTTCGGAAGTTTCTCAATATCTTCTAATGTCTTGGCAGTTTTACTCACACAAATCGCTCCTTTCTGTTCAAGTATTTGCCAGAGCGAAGGGCTTTCCTGGCAATCATTATGCGGAATCAAAACTTGTCCTCCTTGCCAGAAATTGGTATAATTTGGTTGTAGGAAAGGAGGTGATAGCAGTGCCTATAGAGGGAATTGTTGAATCCGCAAATCATGAAATGGATCGGAAGTTTGCCTTTTTGGTACCAGATTTGCCAAAAAATTTCAGATTGGATTACAATACAGCTGATTGGGTCTATGAAAAAATAGCGGAACAAATAAAGGAATTTGAGGATCAATTGGATAAAGAGCATGAAATTGCGATGATGCTTGCTGGATTTGGGCAACCAGTAATGATGCTTGTAGAGGATATAGGTTTTCAAAATCCAAATTTACTGTACTTCTACGGGACCGTCGATGGAAAAGAAACTCAGCTTATTCAGCACATGAGCCAGTTGAATTTTGTTTTGATGTCAGTGCCAAAACAGCCTGACAAGCCTGCTCGGCGCATTGGTTTTCAATTAAATGAAGATCGCGAAGAAGTAAAGTAACGACCTTTTCCGGAAGACTTTGAACTTGTTCTTCTAGAGCTTTCATTCTAATCTCGAGTGTCTTAATGTCTGATGAGTTAACAAATAGTGAACTGCCCCCTGCTGAAAAAATCCTTCCAACTTCCATTTGTTTATCTGTCATGTTTCTTGCGCCTCCTTATTTTCGTTTCCAAACACCTAACTTCGAGCAGCCTGAGGCTTACCCCTCGGGCTGTTCTTTTGCGCCCATCTTAGCTTGCAATTTATAGCCGATTGCAAGCAGTTCTTTTGAAATCTCATTCAATCGCTTTGCAGTTTCGAAAATTTCGTCAGTATTGGTAATAATCAGTTCCAGCTTTATTTGGCGTTCCATTCTTTTCAGCTCCTTTTTGTAGAATTAGGCTGTTTATCTTGCTTCACTGTTAAATCGTCCGACCCTGTTCTTCGAAGGTATGCAATCTTCATTTGAACCAGCCGTTTCTCACCCTCCCCCCAGCCCTGCTAAACCAAGGCTTTCGTTTTGTACTTTTTTGTGTTAGACTCACCATAAGGAGGTGGCCCCTATGGATTCCCCTGTTAGGCCTTTGATAGATTGGAGCGCTACTGCGGCATGGATAGCATTGTTGGTTGCTATTGTTTCTCCAATTGTTACTGCGATCATAAATAACCACCACCAAATAAAATTAAAGAAAATGGAACTATATGATCAGCGTAAAATTGAAGTCATTGTATCCTACCTGCAAGCAGCTACGGAGGCGAGCTATATGGATGGAGTCCCCGATAATTTTGCAAAATATAGCGCATTAGTTCTGGTATATGCCCCGAAAGAATTGCATCAAAAAATTATCCAGTTAAACAACGCCTTGAAAGGGCGTGGCTTTAATCCAGAAGTATCAGACTTGCTTTATGAAGTCGCTATTGCACTAACGCATGAAGCAAAGGTAGGCTAAGCCAAGAATAAATAGAACCCAAAAAACATATAATGCAGAACCTCTAAGCCAAAAACACCATAATGCAATACACACCATCCCAATTACTACCAAGGAGTAAAAATGAATCATTGCTGTTTCCCCCTTGCCCCGGCCCGCTACGCCGGGGCTTTTTTGTTACAGTGATCTTCCCTCTCCTGTGCATACTTTGCTTCGGCATCAAATAGGAGTTGCGTATCGATATCCAATGCCTTTGAGAGTTTAAGAATCATGGAAAGCGACATATCATGCTGCCGGTCATCTTTTTCAACTGCATTATAGTAACTAGCTGCAATTCCGGCTTTCTTGGCAATTTGTGCTTGAGTATAACCTTTTTCTTTTCGAATGTTGATTAAGTATTCTCTCAAAGTATCACCTCAATTCTCATTATGTGAATAGTATAATTTGCATAATGAGAATTGTCAAGGGGAAATCTAAATTAAATTTGCTTTTTGTGAATTTGGTTGTAAAATCACAGATAGTGAATTAGAATTGAAATGAAAGCAGGTGATTAACGTGTTGAGAATTAGAGAGGTTAGAGAGCGGTCCGGCAAAATGCAAAAAACTGTAGCTGCCGACTTAGGAATAGGGTTGAGTACATTTAGTCAATACGAAACTGGCAAAAGAGAACCTGACCATGCCACTTTGCTAAAAATCGCAAATTATTTTAATGTAACTACGGATTACCTGCTTGGTAATTCCGATGATCCCAACCCCGCAGAAAAAGAAAAGCCTGCGGCCAATGATGGCCACAGGCTATCTGTGGAGGAGCGCGTAGAACAAATATTAGCGGGTATTTCAGATGAGAATGGCGGAACCTTGATGCTTGACGGAAAGCCGGCTAGCCCAGAAGCGCTGGAAGCTTTGCGCCAGGCCATTCGCATGGGAGTAGAGTACGCCCGGAAAATCAACAGAGAAAAGAACGACAAGGAAAAGAAGTGACATTTGATTGACATCTATGAGTGTACCCGACAAGGTCAGATTCATCACACAAGAGTTTGAAACCCGTGACCCCTTTAAAATCTGCCGGGAATTGCAAATCAAGGTTTTCATGGTACCCCTTGTGGATCTGCGTGGTCTGTATCTGTGCGAAGAAGATGTGCATATGATTTTTGTCTCCAGCACATTGTCGGATCATGCAGCCAGCTTTGTATGTGGACACGAATTAGCGCACTATATCTATGATAAAGGCCTGAACAGGCCATTCCTCGATAAGTATACCTACCTCATTCCCAACAAGTTTGAAAAGAGGGCAGACATGTTTTCGGCCCATCTCCACTGGGGGGAGCCTCCTCTTTTTGAAGAAATAAGCTGGAATGATTGGGAAATTGCTGAATGCCTCAATGTCCCCGTGTGCAACGTCGACGCGCGACTCCTGGAATTGGGGATTAAGCACTAAAAACAAAAGCCGCCTTATCGGAGCATCCCGATAAAGCGGCAAAAAGAAAGGAACTGGATACGGTGATTTGTCAAAGCTGCCAGGCACAAATACCAGACAACAGTGCCTTTTGTAATCAATGCGGGGTTCGAATTGGCGCCAACGTTCCAACGACACGCAGAACCAAGACCCGCGGAAACGGAACCGGAACCGCCTATAAGCGCGGAAAAACCTGGACCGTTGAGGTTATGGTTGGGTATAAATGGTGCGAACAAAAGAAAAAGTACATTCCCGATCGGCTGACCAAAGGCGGATTCCGAACCAAAAAAGAAGCTCTGGACTATGTGCCTATCTTAACCGAAAGGTATAAAAAACAAAAAGCTGGGGAAGCAGAAAACAAAAGAGTTGGCAAAGGAGTCGTTACTTTAAAGACGTTATGGGATAATTACAGCACGAGCAGTATGCTCAAAATTTCTAAAAGCAAGCAAGGTCACTACATGGCCGCTTGGCGCAAATTAGTAAAAGCGAAAATAACGAATATCCCCATAGCGGATTTGACGATACAGGACCTGCAGAATGCTGTGGATCAACAGGCTTCCACATACTATCCCGCTAAAGACATGAAGCAGGTGTTATCGCATCTGTACACCCGGGCGCAAGCGCAGCAGGATGTCCTTTCCAATTTAGCGGAGTTTATCGAGTTGCCCGAATTGGAAGAGAGTGACCCCTTCCCCTTCAATGAAGACGATCTCAAAAAATTGTGGAGTGATTACGGCAAAGGCAACAAGATGACCGGTTACATCCTTTTGATGATCTACACCGGTATGATGCCAGGAGAGTTATTCAAAGCCACCAAGGACATGATCGACTGGGACAAGCAGCAAATTGTGGGTGCCGGTCTGAAAACCAAGAAGCGGAAACAGACTCCTATCGTCATCGCCGACTTTTTGATTCCAGTGCTCCGGGACTTATGCGAGTTCTCTCAGACCGATAAGTTGCTGGCCGTCCACCGGGATACCTTTTACGATGAATTTCACGAAATACTCTTCCGCTGTGGGATTGAAGACCGAACTCCCTACGCTTGCCGGCACACCACCGCAACCGCCATGGCATTGGGCAACATTGCCCCCACAGTGATTCAGAGTGTGATGCGCCACGCTAAGTTCTCGACGACGGAGCGCTATATCCACACGGATCGGGATACCGCAACCATGCTCAATGCGGTCAACCTCATGACGCCCCCAAAATCGTAAAATTTGTTGGGAATAGTGTTGGGAATAGCGTTGGGAATAGAAAAATTCGCGGCCCATTTTTACAAGTTTACAGGGGAAAATGAAAAACCGCTTAAACGTGATGTTTAAGCGGTTTTTGGCGGAGAAGGCGGGACTCGAACCCGCGCGCCGGTTGCCCGACCTACGCCCTTAGCAGGGGCGCCTCGTCACCAACTTGAGT